GCTTCAATGCGATGTCGCAATAGCTCGATTTCTTCTAGGTGTGTTTTATTCGCTTTTTCTCTTTGGCGTATCGACAATATGTAATTGTCGTTATTCACCTTTATAGCTCGGTTGTGTTCTTCGATTTTCTTGGTGAGATCTTCAATAGTCGGCGCTTCGCCTATTTGCTCAATTTTTACGGTTAAAGTATTGATCAGCTCGGTGAATCTTGCGGTTGCTTCCTTAACAGACTTAGCCAGGCCGCTTTTTTCGGCAAATGCCACTGATAAATTGCTTACGGCGTCCTGAAAGGTGCTAAACATGCCGCTTAGGGTCTGCGCCTGCTTTTCCATTCCCCCAGCAAAGTTAGTGTTTCCAATGGATAACAAATACTTTTGTATTTCCTCTGCGTTCCGGCCCACTTCAGTGGTGACACCCTGAAAAGTGAACTTAACCTTGTCGCCTTGCTGGGCTGCTACAATGCCAAACTCGGCCAACCGGTCCATTTGCAGGGTTGCTGCGTCTGCTATGGCCTCGACGAATTGCAGCAAGGGTTTATTCATGGATGACGCTGTGTTACCCATAGACTCGATTGATCCGATTGCAGGATCCAAGCCACGGTTACGCATGATTATCGCGGCTTCGGTAACATCGGCAAGAGAATAGGGCGTCTCTGCGGCGAATTTCTTTAGCTCTTGGAATCGTCTTGCGGCCACTTCGGCACTACCGAACGCCGATTCCATACTAACGCCTAGAGATTCATAGCTTGCAGCCGTAGACACTATGCCCGTGCTGGCGTCTTTAATGGCTGTGACGGCCTTAACTACGGCATAGAGCACAGCGGCTTTTTTGCCTACGTCTGCCACTTTGGAACCAAACTTCTTTACTGATTCCTGCGCGCGCTGTAGCTCTTGAACCATTTGGGCGCTATTGGCCTGCAGGTTAATCGCTAATGATGCTAGGGTTCGGGCCAATGCCAAATACCTCGCGTATTTCGTCGTCTAGTGTTTTTTCTTGCTCGTTTTTGCCGAATTTAGGCATAAAATCATCAACAGAATAGGCTTTACTTTTTGATGATCTGTGGGCGTTTGCGATAGTTGAGGCGATAATCGCGCTTCGCACGTCGGCCCGGTAATCACCCCAAGGCTCTAGCCGCTCGTAGGCCATCGCCTCGCTGATGTCACTACTTGACATTATTTTTTTTAATATCGGGACCGGCCACCCAATCGCTAAAGCGTAACGGTGCAGAAATAGCGCTGTTGGCCGGTGCTTTAGTTTCCCGTTAGTTCCTCTATTTCAGCCGTGCCTATGTCGTTTAATGCCTGGCACGCTTGAAAAAGTCTATCAATAACGGCGCTGCTTTTGTTGCCAAGGGCCATCACGTGCGCGTCGGTTTTAAACATGCGCTTACCATCAGGCCCAACGGCACACGCGGCTATAAGTTTGGCGCGCGCGTTGCTTAGATCTTGCTGAAACGTTCCTTCTTTGTTTTTGCTGTTGAATAGGCTCATTTCGTAAGCGTCGCGCGCTTCGCCGGTCATGCTCCGTATCACTACAAAAGTACCTTCGCCCCATTCCGGGGTAGGAACCTGCTGTTCTACGGTGTCGTTTATGTTTAGTATGTCTTTAAGGTTTAGCTGTTTCGTTAAGCCCACGTGGCCGCTCCGCTGATTCTAAGGCTAACCTCTAAGCTAATTTTATCGTCTACGGCTAACCCAATGTTGAATGTTTTAACGTAAGCGGAAAAACTTATTGTAGTTGGCCCGCTGTCCGTTAAGTCGAGTTCAAAATTCTTTATTGTTGCGCTATCTCGTGCCGTTCTTAGCGCAGTTTGTTGCGTGTCTCCGGTGTCTAAATTCATTGTTACGCTGATTTCGCCCTCATCTTTGAGGCCGATGATAAACTCCTTGCCGGTGCTGCTTAGGTCTGTTACGTCAATCTCAGAACCTGAACCGCCACCCAGACCGCTAACTCCGATCACCTCGCCTATGGCGGTAAAGGCTTCAGGGTCTCCCCCGTCGCCTAGTTTCAAAACGCTGCCTTGTGCCGTTAATGCTGCCATGATTACCCCCAGATTGATGCTTGTGCTGTTAGTTGGTACTGCTCTGTTTCGTCGTTGTATCGGCCATCATCGACAGCGATCATAGTATGACGATAAGTGGTGCCCGTGTTTAACGCTCCAGTGAGAGCGCCTAGAATGTTTTTAGTCTCTACGTAGCTGCGTCCGTGTATTTCGAACTCAAACACGATTTTTTGCAGGGTGCTTTCGCCGCTTAGGGTGTTTTGAATCTCTTTGTTGGCTTCGAACAATATTAGCGGGTAAGTGGGGTTAGGCGGAAGCATTCCACGGTATACGCGACCATTAATGTATGTTGTCAGTAGCGAGTCGCCTTTTAGGTCTGCTAGTACGTCGCTGATCATTGCGTTAGCCTGTCGATTTTTTTCGATAGTGATTTTTTAAATCGGTGCACGAATTTTTCGCCGCCGTGCTGTTTCCAAGCCTTATTCATGAATAGTACGGGCTTCACTCTTCCTCGTTTGCGTCCTACTGACAAGTATTCACCCTTAATCTTTATAACCCGCTTTGTTCTTTTGCCGCGCAAAACACCAATGTATGTGTTTAGGGCTTTCTGTCTGCGCCTTGGTACATCAGTTAAACGCTGCTTTGTTCCGTATTCCATCAAATGCGCGTGCGGCGCAGCTCTTGAGCCGTTCGAATGAATACCTATAGTTAGCTGTGACGCTGTATCACCCGCTAACACTGAAACACCTCGGACCAACTTTGACGAGAAAACCGCCTTTTTTATCGTACCTGGCGCCCTGTCTTTTGCTGCCCTTTTCACCTTTCCGGACGCTGACACCAAGGCCTGATCAAGCGCTTTTTTGCCGCCAGTATTGGCCAGTTTCACAAGCTGGTCGTTTAGCTCTTTCAAGCCTTCTACTTTTATTTCAAGGTTAGCCGGCATAACGTCTTATAGACACCTCTAATAATTCGTCTCTGTTTTGCACGTTCATTACACCTAGAACGTCGAACGCTTCACCGTCCCACAATAGGCGGTCATCGGTTAAAAGTGTCTTTGTTTCAGGGTCTAATCGGATTATTGCAAACCCGGTACGCTGGGCAAAATCCTGATCATTTTTGAATGTTTCGGTCGCGTTGTTTATTTGAATATTTGCCCAGCGAGAAAAAAGCGGCGTCCACGTTTCTACGGTGCTGCCTTCTGCGTCTGTGGTTGTGCTCAACCTTTCAAAAGACACACGTGTGTCAAACCTGCCAGCGTCCATCAAAACACCTGATTGTTTGTGATACCTAACAGGGCGTCGGCCCCGTTCGGCGTCTTTTTAAAATCTAGGTCGCTTATATCCTCGCGGTTTTTATACCAGCCCGCAGCAATCATTAAAATCGCGTGTTTGTGATGCTCTAATGGCTGGGCTTTACCGCAAGTTATATCAATTTGAACCGCGTCGTGTATCTCGGTGCTTGTAGTTGGCCAAGAGTCTACGGCGCTTAATAGGGTGTATGTGGTGCCTATTGCTGATCTGTAGGCGGACGTGTCAAGCGTTTGTATTGCGTTGTCGCCGTCGTAGTACCTTACGGCGTCGATTGAGATGACAGGCCCTAAATGTATCGTTATTTTCGACTCGAAACGCTCTAGGCATAGCGTCCACTTTTGGCGAGATATCTTGTAATTTATTACCCCCTCGCAATACTGGCGCGCAGCCGTGATATATGAGCGCAACAAAGTGTTTTCGTGGTCGTGCTCGATCCGGCATTGTCGCTTAAGCTCGTCAACGCTTACCGGTTCACTTTTTGGGGCTTCGAGTAGTCTTAACACTGGGGGCCGCCTTCCTAGTTGTTGCTGTCTCTACTTTTGGCGCGATTGGCTCGCATACGCCTTTGCTGATCATTCTAGCTACTTCGTCTGGACTAAAAAAAACGGACACGTCCAAAACATCGCCAGGGTGAGCGGTGAAATTAGGCCCCGACATGCTTACCTTAAAGTGTACTTTCATAAATCCCCCGAACAATAGCGGCCATTCCTGGCCGCTATTATTTTGTAACGTATTACGCTGCGGCTTGAGTCAACGCGCGCAACTTAGCCGTGTTGAGCAACCGTCCGTCGGCTCGCTCGATAGCTTGGAAACCTACTTGGTCGTTTGCTGCGTATAGCTCGACAAGTCGTTTCATCCTCAAGCCCGCAACGCGTCGAATCGCATAGCCGGACAAATCACCGAACACAATAGACTTACTTGACGCCGCCATGTTTGGCATACCCTGATCAACAACGTATGGGTTGCCGTCAAGCGTGGCCGGTAGAGTCGCGGCTACGTCAGGCTGCCACAATTTTCTGCCGTCGCTATCTGCAAGCTTTTTGACTGCTAGCAAGGTGTTGTCGTTCATTACCCATCGGCCCATTGCTTGGTAGACAGGGTCTACGCTGTGTTTAAGCTCTAAAAGCTCATCATATGTTACTGCTGCGACCGCTGCGGCTGTTACTCCGCTTGTAGCCGCGTTGATACCTTGTGGCTGTGATGATCCAGTGCCAGCCGCAAAATGTGCCGCCTCACCTCTGCCAAGCCTCTCGCCTAACATCACTGCTAGGTGTGATTCCAAATCAAAGGCATTATCCATAAGCAGTTCATGCGAGACTTTAATAATGTTTGACGTGTATTTGTAGGCCAACATTCTGATCTCACCAAAAACGGTATCTTGTTCGCTGTCTGCTGCATTTTCCGCAAGAATGCTGCCACTATTGCTAGTATCGTCATTTGTTGGAATAGGCAAATCAGAACCAGTGCCAGTGTTGAAAACTGTTGCGTATTGCTCGATACCACCGTAAGCAGCACGAACCTTTTCAACCATTGCTACAAAATCGTCCGGTACTAAGTACCCGCCTTCGCTGTCGGTTCCTTTAGATTGCGCCCTAACTTCAGCAAACACGCTGCGTTCTTCAGCGTTTAGGCCATTCAATCCAGGCTCTACGCTTCGGATCATGGCGCCGAATGCTTCAGAATAGCTAGGCTTTTTAGGCTGAGACTGTTCGATAGTGATCAGGCCGCGCTCTTGTACTTCCTCAAGATCTGGCAGACTTTTTAATTTCTCGGCGCGCTTGATCATTTCATCCAGGCTATCAACGCGGGCTAGCATCTTATCCCACTTTTCAGACTCGTCTGAGGTAAGGCCGCGTTGCTCTTTTACTGCCTCGGCGTCAATAGCTCTCATTTGTGTCGCAATCTCGTTGCGCTCTTGCTTCATGTCTTGCATTTTCATTTTTGGCCCCTTTATTGTGCTTATATGGGTTTTATCGTTTGTTACTCTGCTATGGAGTTAATCAGCCCATCTATGGGACCGTATACGCTCCAAAACTGCGCGGCGTTCTGTCGCGCTGGCTTTGGTTTTTACGTATTCTTTTAAGCTGCGAGCGGCGGCGGTTGCGTCGGTGTAAGCGGGGTATGTAACCGGGCTAACATCATAAAGCTGTGCCACTCGGTTAACTATTCTTATTATTTTATCGCCTTCGGTGCGCCATTCGTCGCCGTCTTTGGCGACAGTGAATGCAAAGCTTGATTGTGTAACGTCGCCGCGCTTAACGCTTTGTAGTAAGTCGTTGGCATAGGTGGTATCAGGAAAGTCTACCTCATAACCTAGCCCGCCATTATCTACAAATAGGTTAAGGGTTCCCGATGTTGTTCGGCCTAAAATCAGGTTAGCGTCATGATTAAAAAGGGCCCTTACGTCATCATTTAGGCGATCTGCGAAAGCGTTTTCGTGTATGATCTCTACAAAACCGCCTAAGTCTTGCGATTTTCTGTTAAAAACGGACGCGTAACCTTTTACGCTTCTGGTCTCGTCTAAGTTTTCAATATTTGCGGTAAATGTCCGGCGCTCAATCTCCATAATACACCCCTAACGTCTGAGTTATAATTTCGGGCGTCATGCCGCCGTTTTTTTTGTTTTCGTTCCCACTTTCCCAAATTTTGTAATCTGTTACAAATGATTCTAGCACGTCATTGCGATCAAATGCGTTGCAAATGGGGCCAAGGTTTCTATTTATGAACACCTCACCGTCCCACCCTGCGCTTGATTTTTTAATAGCTCGGCTCATCTTTTCCGCGAAGCTTTCAAACAAGGGCAAAGGGTCTGCCGCTCTGGCATCGCTTCCGCTTTCGGGCTCCGTTACGCTCTCTACGGGTTCGCCGTCGTCGTCGGTTTCTATCATGTTAAGAGGTACTAGAACGGTGTCTAACCCATCTATTGGGTTAAGGTTTCTCGACTTTCGTGCCTCATTTCGCGTAATGATTCCAGCATTCGTTAATGATACGTCGGCCTCGGCTTCCTCTTTGGGTGTGCCGCGCAACACTTTTGACCGGTCGAACAACATAGAAAGCGTTTTTTGCTCTCGCGTGCTGAATATCTTATAACTTGCTTCCTGTTCCCACTGGATAAACCAAGGGGTTAGCGTCCGGCGTACAAAATTTATTGATTCCTCTGTAATGTTGCTGAAGGTCGCTTTATCAAGTAAGCCCATCATCGAGGGCGGCACACCAAATATCTGGGCTATTTGATTGCTGCCGAATGTCCTAGACTCCAAAAACTGGGCCTCTTCTGGTGGTATCCCAATTCTCTGGTATTCCATGCCGTTAGATAGTACCGGGGTCTGGTGTCGGTTTCCTGTGCCGCCAAATACGCTTTTCCAGCTCTTTTTTATCTCGTCTCTGTGTTCGGCCTTAATCGCGCCGGGTATCTTTAGATAACCCTGAATAACCGCGCCATTACCGAAAAACTCGGCCCCGTAGTTCTGCGCTGCTATCTGTATGCCTATTTCTTCAGCGTGCTGCCTGATCGGGCTAGTGCCTGTAAACCCGTCGCTGCCTATACACTTAATGTGCAGAACTTCATCGTGACTTAGTATTATTTGTGTGGGGTTCGCCTTGCCTAGTAGCTGGGTGCGGTAGTATATCTGCCCCTCATGCTCTAACACTGAAGTTGCCCAAGGCGCCAAGGGCCAAAGCGCTACAGGCATGCCGCGCTGATCGAACTCTATAAACGCGTAACCGTTACCCCATCTTAAAGCGTGGCTTTGTATTAGCTGTATGAGAATATAAGCGCTCATGAAAGGGTTAGCGCGAAGTTTGAAAACACGATATGCCGGGTGATCGTCGGCTAATGTGGTGCTTCCGCTTCTAGTTCTGTATGGCAAAAAGGGCTGTGCGGCCACAAAATCACTGATTACCTTAACCGCCGCGCCTACTGCGGCTAGCTGCATGGCTGAGTGCTCATTGACGGTTACGCCGCTATGGTTTGGGCTGTAGTTGAAAACGCTCGATAATGCCGGGTCTGTGCTGCTGTATAGGGCCTGGCGCTTGAATAGGTTTGTGATCCACTTCATACGACTAGCAGCCCCTCGCTAAAGTCTAGGTTTTCATCTCGGTAAGCCATAGCCCTCGCAACGCCCATTATCGCGCCTACAATACCGTCGATTTTTTCTGATGATCTCGCTTTTCTTGGATAGAGGTTGTCACCTAAATCTCTACGTATTTGCACGTTGCTGAGCATCCAATTCATAACCGGGTTGCCGTCATGCCGCAATCGTTTACTTTTTACAGCGGCCTCGATTTCATACATTGCCGCGCTCATGTTCTTGGCGGTCTGCTGAAATTCTAACACGGGCAGGTCTTCATCTGCTAAATTTTGGGCTAGGTAAGTGGCGTTCCAAGGATCATAGGGTATTTCTATAGCGCCATATTTTCGGCAGTCTGCCAATATATGCTGCTTAATAAATTCGAAGTCGATTTCTTCGCCTTCGCTTGTTATGACGTGTCCTGATATGTCCCATGATTCATACTTTCCACTTTTTTCACTCATACAAGCCGCTTTAGGTATGAAAAACTTTGGAAAAACCCTGTATAACATCTTGTCGTCTACAAGCTTGAAAAACACCTTTACATAGGCGGCTATATCGCACTTTGACGCCAGATCAATGCCGTGCATGCAATCCCAGCCTATGTACTTGTCCGGGTCTGGGTCCGTTCCGCACGCTTCCCAAGCTGCGAAGGATAGCCAGGCCTCGCCAGCCGCTACCCACTTGTTAAGGTGCTTTGTTAAAAAGGCGTTTTGTTTCTTTGGGTCTCTCCGGGCGTCGTTCAACTGATCCTCTAAAAACTCCCGGCTGACGCTTACGCCTAAGTTTGGGTTAGCTTTTATCAGGTTTTCGGGGTCTTCCCAATTGTCGCTTAGTTCGCCGTCTCGCTGGCTTTGCTCTATCTCGTAAATGATTGCAAAAAGCCGGTCATCTTCCTCGCTGCCCTCAAGTACCTTTTTGCATAGTGCATACTCGTCATAACATGGCCCGTCAATGTTGAACCCTGCCGTTGTTATAATTAGCAGCAAAGGCGAGCCGCCCATTGATCTAGCGCCCATTCCAGTAATGAAACAATCTACCATACTATTGTCAGAGTGCTGGTGGTACTCGTCAACGATAGCCGCGTGCGGACTACCTCCGTCCTTCGGTTGTCCTATTACCGGCTCAAAAAAACCATTGTCGCTCTGTCTTATAATCTGACTTTTTAGCGCTTTTACGTCATAGTGCTCGCATAGCTCCGGCGTTTTTTCGCACATTATCCTAGCCGGGGTGTAAACCTCCATTGCTTGGCGCTTATTCGTCGCGCCACAATACACCTCTGCGCCGTGCTCTCCATCTTCTGTTAGCATGTACAGGCCTATACCTGCCGCAAAAATTGATTTTCCGTTTTTTCTCGCTACTTGGATATATGCCTTTCTGTATCGCCTTGTGCCGGTTTCCTTGTCCACCCACCCAAAAATGTTTCCCAGTACAAACGACTGCCAAGGCTCTAACTTGATAGTTTCCCGGCGCCCTGCCCATTGGCCTTTGGTGTGCGGTAGCAGCTCTATAAAATTGCATACGTTTTCGGCCAAGCTTGGCCTGAACTCCCACTTGTAGGTGTCGTCTGCGCTTTTGTCTAGGTCATCTATGAATCGCTGACAGGCTAATATAACCGCCTTGCATGCCTTGATCTTACCGTCAGTTATATCAAGCGCATATTGCGCTAGCCTTTCTGTGTGACTTGTCATTCTATTTTGCCAAGTCGCTAAACGACTTAGCGCTACCCCCTGGCGGCTTGCCCTCTATCTTTGTGCGGCTCGCTGGATCTAGCCCCAACATACCGCTATAACGCTGCATTATCCCTGTTGCAGTACCCAAAACCGTTACCGCTGGGTGCTGCACTTGGTTGCCTTTGTCAGTAACTATAATGATACTATCGGCCTTTTCGATCTCTGCATGAGCCCTCAGCATTGTCTCGTATGCCATGCAATAGGCTTCAAGGTTTTGTTTGTCCACGTCGGTTAGGCATCCACGGCTAGCCAGGTGTGGCGCTAGCTCTCGCCATTTTCTAGCCCCTGGCCCTTGCGCGTTTATTGTGGCCGGTACGGTTAAATCCTCCGGCGCCTGGTATTTTGGTTCATTCTTTGGCGCGTCTGAGGTCTTAAAAGTACCCTTTGCTAGCTTCACAATGGTCGCTGTTCGTTTTCGTCCCATTCTTAGCCCCTAAGCTTTGCTCGTGCCATGTTCGCCGGCTGTGGCATCGTTTGCACAGAGGGCGAAGGTTTGTATTGTCGTATTTTAACTGTGGGTTGTCTGCTAGTGGTTTGATGTGGTCGACTTCGGAAGCCGATACCAAAAAGCCTTTTTGTCTGCAGTGAAGGCACAGCGGGTTTCTTTCTAGGTATGATTTTCGAAACTTAGACCACGCGTGATCATAGCCGCGCTGTGTGCTGTTTGGTCGTTTTTTGTCGTGCTCTGACCAGTAGTGTTTTTTATGTTCTTCGCAGAAACGCTCTTTTGTCTTTTTGCTGCATCCGGCCCGTGCGCATATCTTTAGGGGCTTTTGTCTCATCTAGTAATCAGTGACATTAAGTACAAAATTACGTTCTCCAGTTTCGCCGCTGCTTAGCGTGAACTGTATTGGGATAATATAACGCTCACCTAAAACACCACCCGATATGCTCAAGCCAATAAGGGTGTTAGCCGCGTAGGTGTTGCCCTCTATATCCGATACCTGGGAAGGATTAAGGCCAGCGGTTTCTATCGTTAAACCTGTTAGGGTTGAGCTTGGGTCGACTATAAAGCTTAAAATAGTGAAATTATTCACAACATCATTAAGGTTAACCCAGAATAGGCGCGTGCTTTGGTAGTCTTTATATCCAAAGTTATCATCTGTCAGCACGTTTTCTTTAAGTATTGATTGATTCCAAAAGGATACTGGGTCTACTATAGCCTGATTATTGATAGTCCACGTATCAGAAACACC